ATGACGGTGGGGGCTTGTCGCTACTCATCAAACCCACCGCCAAGATTTGGCATTTTAATTATCAAAAACCCATCAGCAAAAAACGCACAGTTGTATCATTTGGGGCTTATCCTGTTGTCAGTCTTGCCGATGCAAGAGCCAAAAGGGACGAGTATTTGGCACTACTTGCCCAAAATATTGACCCCCAAGAATACGTCAAGCGACAACAAGCGACAATTAACAGAGCGTAAAGCCAACATCGATAATACTTTCTACAAAATCAGTCAAGACTGGCTTGCACAGCAAAACTACAAGCCAAGCACTTTGGACGGGGCTAAACGTTATTTGCAATATGCGTACCAGCACATCAAAGATAAACCTATTGCCGACATTACCGCCTTTGACATTTTGGACATTTGCCAAGCCGTCCACGACACGCACGGCTCACTTATGGCAAGTGGTGTTAAGACCAAAATTGCCCAGGTGCTAGATTTTGCCCTGTCAAGGCGTATGGTTACAAGCAACGTAGCAAGGGGCTTAAAAAGTACCCACAAAAAACATAAAAAAGGGCATAATCCTGCCATTATTGACCCCAGAGACTTGGGCGAATTTTTAAATGCGGTGGATAATGCCGATAATTGCGGTGTTGTTGTCAAGACCTTTTTGCAACCTGCCCCCTATTTGTTCGTCCGCCCTACTGAGCTTGCTAGTATGCACAAAAAAGACATTGATTTTGACAAAAACGAATGGCGATACACTCCGCCAAAAACAGAAAACAGTACAGAAACACAGGTAATAGTTCCGCTTGCCAGTCAAGTAGTTGAAAAAATTAAATTTTTGCTTGACTGGCACGGACACGACTATGTTTTTTATTCAAATCGTGGCAAATACCGCCACATCACACGCCCACGCCCTGCCGAGTGGCTTAGGGATAATGGTTTTGCAGGCAAACAGACAAACCACGGACTTCGTGCCACCGCCCGCACGATTCTAGAAGAAGAATTGGGCTATCCGCCCCACATCATAGAAATGCAATTAGGACATCAGACCAAAGACCCCAACGGCAACGCCTACAACCGCACCAAATTTTTAGAAAAAAGAAAGGCGATGATGCAAGATTGGGCAGATTATTTAGATAATCTTAGATAAAAGGCTATCAGAAACAGCTATTTTCGTGAGAGGTGCATGAATACCCCCCCTCCTTTACCCAATCCTAAACACCTGCCCACGCTGTACGCCATCTGAGCGTTTATGGCCCAAATGCACCCAACTGTTAGGGCTTTGGGGGTACTCTAAGATACATTGGTCAAATTTTATACCACGCTTTTTAAATTCATCTGCCAAATGTTTTACCACCGCCCTTGTATTGCCAAAGGCAGGACAACTAAAATCAATGGCATAGCCGTGCAGGTGTGCCGAGTTTTTCGCCCCACCAATCCTGAGATTGAGCGTAAGACAGCGATAACCGCTTGTGATGATGATTGGGTGTCCTAAAATGTCTCTTGCAGGTTGCCATAGATTTTCGCTACTATCAATCAGATTTTGTAAAACTTGCTGATTTGGCATGTTATCAATATGATGGCGTGTGGCAGTTTGACTTGCTAGTAGTTCATTTAGCGTGATGTTTTTGGTGATGGGGATAACCACACCCTTTGATAATGCCACTCTTAGGGCATGGATAGATTGATTGCCCCAAATGCCGTCTGGCGTTGTGCCGATGGCGGTTTGTATGTCTTTGATTGTCATAATTTACTCCAATAAAAAAGCCCCTTAGGGGCGGTTACGTCTAAAACGTCTGCGTATCTTGATACAATGCTTTTGCACTTTTAAGATATCGCCAATCCAATACACCAAAAACAACACACGACAAAACAGCTCTGCGTGTGTGATATTATTGTCATCAAAACTGGCATACAACGCCACCGACCATGCAAGCGTACCCACCGCCACAAGCCACGAATCCACGGTGGGTGTTTTGGCATGGCTAAACGCTTGCAAATGACGGATAAACGTATAAGCACCAAGTCCAAAGCCTACAACACAAATTAGGGCATTGATAATAAGCATATTACTCATTGTCTCGCTCCTTTTTTGACCAAGGGATAAACTTATCTTGTGCCGATTTGTACAGCTCGTTTTGGCGTTTTTGGTCGGATATAAACACCAAAAACCCTGTAATGATTGGTGTGCTAAGCAAGGACGTGATAAAACCCCAAAGTAGTAGTGTGCTTAGCGGTGGCTCGGCATTTTGGTTAAGATATAGCACCATCGCCATGCCTGACATCGTGCCAATCAAGGTTTTGGCGATAAATGGGCGTCTTAGGCGGTGGTCGGTGTTATCAATCTTGATAAATGCACTCGCCAAACCGCCAAAGGCACAAAACACCCAAAACGGTAGCCAACTCAATAAAAAAGGGGCTGATAGCCCCTGTAACTCTGTCATATAATCCCCTTAACGACCGCTTAGTGCTTTGCCGTTTTCTAGTTGCTTTAAAAATTCCATCATGGTATTTTCTTGACCTGCTGGAATGCTTGTGTTAATAGTCTGCCCCCCTTGTTTGATATTGACATTGACGGTTTTTTGAGGTTCGATGACATCCGCCGCCTGAATTGCTTGTGTGTCAGCTTTGCGATAACGCAACTGCTCGGCAATATGCAACAAACGAGTGCTAGCACCCGCATATCTAGACCCTTTGAATCCCATCATACCTGCCATTTTATGGATGTTCTCATATGGATCACCATTTGTGACACCGTTCATAAGCCGTCTGGCGGTTTGCATGGCGGTTTGTTCATCGACACCTGCCTGTTTTAGAAAGTTTTCAATTCCTGTGGCGGTGCCAAGCTGGGTGGTATGCGTTTTTGTTACATTGGCTTTTTGCGCAGCCTTGACAGCCCCATCCACACTCTCTTTTAGGCTATCCCATGATGATTTGGCTTTGTTTGCCCCATCTATCATGGCTTGACCTGCTCGGCTGGCACTGCTTGCCACACGTTCGGTACTATCAGAGACCCCATCGACCGCCTTTTTGACCTCTTCTTGGGTCGTGATGGTTGCCTTGCCATCTTTGTCCACCTGCACGGCAAACCCATGCTGTTTGGCTTGAACCTGTAGAACACTATCTGCCACACCGTCATTGGCACGGATTTGGGCTTCGGCTTGTTTTTTCCATGCCTGTGCCAACGTCTCTGCCGTTGCCGTACCACTTTTTTTAATCATCTGGTAGGATTGGCTCATCTCTTGGGCATGCTTTTGTAGCTCGGCTTTGGATTGCAGTCCCATGAGTTTATAGGCTTCGGTAACGCTATTAACACCATCTTTTAGCTTGTCTAGCTTGCCCTGCGTGACTTCTAGTCCACTTGCCATTTGCTCGGCTGAAATTTTGCCCTGCGACCCCATTTGTTGCCACAGCCTAATCAACTCTTCAAGCTCGGCAGTATTTTTGGCTTGTTCGGTTAGCGTGTTAAGCCCTTGCACGATGACATTAGACGCATCCAAGCCATTTTCTTTGAGATTATCAAAACCTTGGGCCAGGGTTAAAAGTTTGTCCCTGTTGTCGCTAAACCCCTGCGACACCGACAAAGACGCACTCTCCATGTCCACGCTTAGGGCGGTGGCGGCACTCTTATACGCACTCTTAATCCCTGTGGCGGACTGTTCGGCAATTTGTAGCATAAATGAGCCGTTCTCACCCATGGTGAATGTCAAGCCCTGCATGGATGCCTGACTTTCCAAGGCAGAGATTTTCACCGCATCTCCCGATGCTATTACCTGTTGGGCAAAGGTGGCAAAGCCCTGTATCAGCTCGTCATTTTTGGCTTGCACCACCGATGACTGATTGGCGATTTGCACCATGGCGGTGTTTAACTGTTCGGCAGTGATGACCCCATTTCTGGCAAGCACATGCAAGCCTTCGGACAAATGGGTCAAATCCTGCTCTGTCTTGGCTCGTGCCACGCTAATATCAAAGGCATCATTGAACGCCACGCCTGCTTCTTTGGCACGGTAAGCCGTCTCTATCAAGCTATCCTTGATGTAGGCATGCTCTTGTAGGCTTATCTCGCCTGTCTCACTTATGACCGCTTGCAAGCCCTTTTCGGCAAGCTCACGCTCGCTTACGGCATCAATCTCGCCCTTGTTTGCCTTGATACGGTCTTGTATCGCTTGCAAGTGAGCTTCATTGATACGCTCTTGGCTTGTGCCATAATCCGATACCATTCGCTCATAGGTTTGGCGTGATAGTTCGGCAGTTTCGTTTAAGTGGTCTTGGCTTGATTTGGCGATATTTTCACTCACTTTCATCATGCTACTTTCAAAAGCCATTGCTTTTTCATGGCTTTCACGCCATAAATCATCAGCTTGTTGCATGAGAGTTTTGCCAATCTCTGTTTCCAAACGAAACAGCTTTTCAAAACCAGCAATGACCACTCCTAGCCCATTAACCACCGCCCCCAAAAACGCACGAGATGTGATATCCAATACTTTCATGCTGTCAGAAACAAAGGCAATGGACATAGACAAGCTGTCTATTAGGCGAGTGATTAGACTGATTTGTTCTCCTGCCTGTGCCGTCCCATCAAACGCCCCCCACAGCTTGCTAAGGGTTTCGGCTGTGTCATTAACATTACCCACAAAAGTTTTTGCCAACTCTCCTAACTGGCTAAACGCTTCTTTAATCGATGCAATCATGTTAGGGTCAATGCTATCAAACCCATTGGCAATAGACATGATAAAATCACTGATGGCATTAGACTGTTGTAGCTGTCCGTCTAGCTCACCCACAAAAGATAAGAATTTGTTTTTTAGCACCGTTAGGCTACTAGACACCGTCACGGGCATTTGGGCAAATTCTGCTTCAATCACCGCTGACTGCGACTGTATCGCTTGTATGACCGTCTCTGCCGTGAGCTTACCCTCGCCCGCCATCGCTCTAAGCTGACCGATACCCACACCCAAACCATCCGCCAATGCCCTAGCAAGGCGTGGGGACTGCTCCATGACCGAGTTAAACTCTTCGCCACGAAGCACCCCCGACTGTAAGCCTTGGATAAGCTGTGTTAAGGCGGCGTCCATGCTCTCGGCACTACCGCCTGATACTTGCATGGCTTGATTGATGGTTTTGGTGATGCCAAGCAGTTGCTGTTGTGTCAGTCCAAGCTCGCCCCCCGCTCGCGAGAGACGGGTAAACAGCTCACCCACATTCTCCAAGTCGCTGTATGTACTGTTCGCCACATCAGCAATGCCCTGCATGGCGGTAATAAAGTCCACCCCACCGCCTGTGGCAAGACGGACGGACGCTTCTAGTCGATTAAAGCGTTCAGCAAGCTGTATCAGCTCCATCGCCCCAAGACTGATGCCCAACGCCCCAAGCAGTCCTACCAAGCCGTTAAATGCCACGCCAACGCCACGGGCGGACTGTCCTAGCACATTGCTTTGATGGCTGGTGCGTGCCATCTCTTTTCGCAAATCAGCAATTTTTCGCTCAGCGTGCTGTGTTACACGAGCCATCTCATCGCCTGTCAGCGTACCGCTACGTCTTAGTTGTTCAAGCTCATTGTTAATACCATCAATCTCTGCCTGTATCGTGCCTGATGTGCGGATGTTTAGCATACTATACAGACTGTGACGGGCAGATTCGGCAGTCTTGCCCACTCGCCCCATCGCTCCTGATGTTGCCACGGCAAATTCTTCACTGGCAATATTAGCATTTTTGATGGCGGTCTCACTTTCACCCACAAGCTCCATGGTGATGATTTCTGTGTCAGACAAGGCAGGCAAAAAGCCTTTGCTTCTTAGAGGTTTGGTTACAATATTTTGATACAAAGCCTCTACCAAAAGATAGACAACAATGATAAAATCATCATACGACATAGCCTACTCCTCGACTGTTTTGTGGTGAAACATTGGATTGGGCTATGTTGTTTTTATTTCAAGCACCCTGCTTGTTGTGGTGTGTTAGTTGAGAGTGGGGTATATAATGTATTTCTGTATGTTCATTTTTTGAACCAGCTTCTTGTTCATTTTTTGAACCAGCTGGTTCATTTTTTGAACTAGTGCATTTTTTGACTTGTTCATTTTTTGAACCACAAAAATCATCATTTAAGCGGTATTCGCTCATTGATTTTTCATTGCCTTTTTGAACAGAAATTAACCCAATTTCTAGCAATTCATCGATTGCTTTGCTGACTGTTGCACGATGATTTATTCCAGTATATTTTTGGATTTGTGAATAACTGATGCGGTCGGCTTCTTTGTGCCAACCGCGGGTTTTGCGGACGATGAGCAAATATATTTTGCACGCATTACCGCTAAGCTTGCAAAGCATCTCATCAACGAATGCGTTTGGCAGCTGAAAACTGTTTGCGATGAATTTGCTCATTTTTTCTCTCCCATGATTTTAAAACCTGCTTTTAATGTCTTGCCAAAAGTCCAATTTGTATTTTTGCGTAAGATATCAATCACTTCACGCAAACTCATATTTGCAGGATTTAAGGCGATATAATCATCAATGCTAATCACGCCTTGTTTTTTTAACAGCTTTTTGACCGCTCGGACGGTCTGCTCTTTGGTCTTTTTTCTTTTGGGCTTTTTGATTTTTGTGATTGGGGATAGGCCATGCTCGGCTATCCATTCATCGATGACCGATTGGGGCGTGCCTTTGGGGCGGTAGTAGTCAGAGTATTGCTTGATCATGCGACAACCCCTTCATTAGCAAGTTTCTCAATCACCCATGCTTCGCCCTTGTGCGTAAATAGGGCTTGGTCATACCCTGCTTCGCTTTGTTTCATCTCGCCGAGACCTTTGGCGATAAACCATAAATTAAAGGTGCGTGCGTTGCGTTTGACGGATTTGTTATACACGCCAAAGTCATCAAGTAGCTTGTTTAGTTTGACCGCCGACAGTCCGACCTTTGCCCCAACCTGTGAAGCATTGACTAGGTTCTTACGGTCAGCCACAAGGTCATAATGAGCAACTTTGGGGGCATCTAGTTTGGCTTGTTGTTCTAGGGCGATTTTGGCTTTTTCGGCTTGTTCTCGCTTTTCAAATTCAGCAGCCCATGCACGAGCTGCTTCAGCAGGATTTGAAAAATCGGGCAAAACAAGGCTTGTTGCTTTTTCCAACTCTTGCCAACGACGATTAATACGAATACGCACATCAGCACGATAGCCTGTAATTAGGTCAATGCACTGCTCTTTGGTCAATAAGTATTCACGATATTGCTGATTGCCTGTGTTGGGCGTGGTGTAATACCCTTGCCCAACTTTGGGCAACCCCATTTTTTCGTAGGTTTCATTTAAAGTATCAATATCACGCAATACATGGCGATGTTCTTTTTCGCACAATGTGGCAATCTCACGACTTGACATCGTTTGAAAATTGCCTTGAATTTGGGGTAAATTTGTCATATAATAGACTCCGTTGTTTGTAGAAAATAACACCGTCCGAAGTTAATCCGAACGATGGACACCGCCCCTAGTTGTCGCTAGGGGTTTTTGTTTGGGTGGGATTTAGGGGTTGATTTTCTGATGGGACTTCCATCGCTTCAATCTCGGCAAGGCGTGGGCATAAATCCACCGCACGGAATTTGCCTTGAGTGAGTTTTTCGGCAAGTGTAGCGGTATGGGCGGACATTTTGCTTTTGCCACTTATCCAAGCAAAAACTGATGGTTGCTTAATTTTTAGGGTTTTAGCGGTTTTTGTTTGCCCGCCCAAAAAATCAACCAAGTCTTTATAGATATTTTTATTCATAATCCTAATATCTCTTAAAAATTATCATATTCTATAGATAAAACTTGCTTAAGTCAATAGAAAAAACTATAAAAATTAAGTTGGCATTATTTTGACTTTTAATAGTCAAAACTATATAATATGTTTATATAACAAATTTTTATGGGGGTGCTTTATGACACTGGCAGAGCGACTAAAACAGGCAAGACTAGCAAAAGATAAAAGCCAAACTGAAGTTGCAAATGCAGTCGGTATGAAGCAACCAAGCTACAATGCCATTGAAAGTGGAAAAGTACAAAGAAGCGGTTTTTTGACTGATATCGCCCAATTTTTAGGCGTAAACCCCCATTGGCTCGCCACAGGACAAGGCGAGATGACCGCCAAGCCTACCATTGATGAGTTACGGCTAAAAATGGATGAGATACAGGGTAAGGTAAATGGCGTGGAGCGTGCCAATCCTGTTAAGATGTTGCCTGTCATCAATGAGGTGCAAGCAGGGTATTTCACTGATATTGGTGATGATAGCTATGATGAGTATCGACCTGCCCACCACAAAGGTAGCTACTGGCTCAAAATCAAAGGCGATAGTATGACCCCTGAATTTCGTCAGGGTGATTTGGTGCTTGTTGACAAAGAGCGTATTGCCACCACAGGCAACTATGTCGTTGCCTTGATTGAGGGTGATGCCAAAGCTACTTTTAAAAAATATCGTGAGTGCTTTGATGACGGCAAGCCTTATTATCAGCTTATCGCTTTAAATGACTTTTACCCCATTATTGATAGCCGTGCCAAGCCTTTTGAGGTGATTGGCGTGGTTGTGGAACATAACAGGGGATTGGTGTGATTTTTTCATAATGCCAAATAAATTAGGATTTTTAGAGCAGTAATTTAGGTACCAACCAAACAAGAGAGATGATATGGCAATAAATATTAGATTTGATTACTTCAATATTAAGCTATCAAAAGAGCGTAAACGCAAGTCGAAGCAGGGTCAACAATATTTTGGCGACATAAATTTGTCCGATTTTTGCACATGGCTACATGATTATTGCACTCAAAACCCACTTGGTGAACATGGTACTGAAATTTTTAGCTACAATTATCATAAAAAATGGATAAAATGGGTGGGTGCTGATTTTGATAAAGACAAAGATAAGATGAAGCTTTTATTTAGCTTCAATGATAAAGAAGTAGACCCCAGATTACTCGCAGACAGCCAAGACAATATATTGGCTCAACCTATACCAGATGAGAGTTACGGACAACGTACATTGCTACACATCGTGATTAGCCCCCAGCATGGTAAAATATGTGTTCAAAACATCACAGGATTTGGCAAGGAAAAATTACAAAAACTTATCATTAAACTGCTAGAGCTAGTTGCTCACAACGATATTTGGACAGCCACCGACCCTGTTACCGAAAAAGATGTATTGTGCAGACCTTGCGTTGAGATAAATTTTGCTACCACCGATACCGTCTTATCCATTGTCAAGAATGGTGGCTTGCGTGGACTGGTCATCACAGAACGAAAACCTGCCAACAGTCAATTTGATAAAGCCAATCACCTTACTCAGCAAAATACCGAGATTACAATTAGAGCCGAGCCCAAAAACTTTGTAAAAAAGACCAAAAAGACTCTTATTGATTGGGCAAACAAGGTTACTAAAGAAAAGAGCAATGCAGACAACCCACAGATATCGTTACTCATCAAAGACCCGCAAACACAATCTGAGGTTAAACATGAAATCTTAAATAACGTGATAGATGGATTTTCTCACAAATGTTTTTTGAACTGGCGTGATAGAGACGATGATACACACAAGGGGATAGCCAATGAAATCCCTACCCCAATTGCCCAATTTTATGCTAAAATGATAGAAAATTTCTAATCAAAAGGAGGTCAAATGCTAAATCAAGCCTTGTCAGTATTTGACTTCTTAAAAATCAAATACCCAAAGCACAATCCTAGATTTGCCTTGTGCATTATCCCTATGTTTGTAGGTGTGCTTTTTGCTATTTTTGGTTTTTACCTTTCTCATCAAAACGTGATTATTTTTACCCATGAAAGATTTGGGGATATCTTTACTTTTCTGGCAATTTTACCTGGCTTTTATATTGCATCTTTGGCGGCAATTGGTACAATTTCCAAAAAATCCATAGACAACTATATTGACCCAGAAAATTCACCTTATCTTGTTAAACGCGAGCCAGACCGCACAGAAACTTACAACCAACCCCTAACACGGCGGTTGTTTCTAAGCCTTCTGTTTGCTTATCTTGCATCTATCACATTGTTGCTTGTGATTTCACTTGTTGGCATCCGTTTTTATTTGAGTATATTCTTACTTCCTACATGTGTAGTAGCCATCATATATTTTATTGTCTTTTTTGTAATTACACAAATCATGTTGCTTAGTCTGGTTGGTATTAGCTATTTGGGCTACAAATCTCTTGCTAACAACTAATTGTCACAAAGGAACCCCATGATACTAGACATCTCCCCCACCACCACCGAGCTTATCATCGCCAAAGCCGAGCGTTATGGCATGAGTGTGGACGAGCTGTTATATGAGTTTGCCCACACCGATGAGCTGTATTTTGACATGGAGCAGATGACACAGGCGATTGACTCGCCAAGCGTTGAAGTCCCAAAAACCGCCCTAAAAGATTTGGCAAGTTTTGAGCGGTTTTTAAAGGAAAGTTTTGCATGAAAATCACTGCCAAAGGAATTTGATGGTTGCAAAAATATCATTGATTTTTTGGACAAATTCTGTCAATATTGCAACATTCAAGGCAACCCTTTTGTGGACATTCAATTAAGCATTTACGATGAAACTCATCACTGAACTTCACAGTCATTTTGACAACTATTTGGCATGGCTAAAAGACCAAACCGTATTTTCAGAGCTGGACAATGGGGCGGTAGAGATTACCGCACCTTATTTGGACCGCCACAATGATTATTTGCAATTTTATGTGTTACGCAATGAGCAAGGGTTGTTTTTTACTGATGACGGCTATATCCTAAATGACCTTGCCATGAGTGGTGTGGAGTTCAACACCCCGAAACGCAAAAAACTACTAACCGAAGTAGCAAACGGTTTTGGCGTACAAATTAAAGACGGTCAGCTTACCACCCTTGCCAACAAAAATAATTTTGCCGTCCGCAAAAACAGCTTTATCCAAGCGATGCTTGCCATCAACGATATGTTTTCGCTTGCCAATGCTAGCGTTGCCAGTTTCTTTTTTGAAGATGTGGAAGCGTGGCTAACACAGCACAACATACGCTATTTGCCCAATGTTAATTTGTCAGGCAAATCTGGATTTACCTTTAATTTTGATTTTGCTATTCCAAAATCCATTCAGTCGCCAGAACGCCTACTCCACACCATTAATAACCCCGTCAAAAGTAACATTGAACACATTCTTTTTGGTTGGTCCGACACCAAAGAAGCACGGGGAGCAGATACGATATTGTATGTTGCCCTAAATGATACAGACCACAAGATTTCTGATAGCACCATGCAGTCTTTACGCAACTACAACATCAACCCCATACTTTGGTCAAAAAAAGACAAAGCAATTAGCCAACTTATTAACTAATTGACATACGCCAAAGCCCCCAACATGGGGGCTTTTTTATTGCCCTATTCACATTCCTTGCTATGAGCCAAAAGGCTTGCCTTGACCGCCTTAGCGACCGAACCATATCGCTCGGTAAGCTTGTCAAGGGCATCTAGGGCTTCTTGGTCTTTTGGCATAAACTGTACTGTGGTAGAACGCAGGGCTTTGGCGTTATAGTTGGCTTTGGCTCGTTTGGTGTATTCGGTGTTTTGGTAGTTTGACATTGACATTCTCCTAAAAAAGGGGTATGATATTAGTTAAGGAATGTGTTAGATAGGGTGCGACCCCTACCTAACACCCAATCAAGCTATTTGCGGTAGTTTGATTGGCTTGCTATTTACCACGCTTCATTGCTGATTAGTAGTAAGATAACAAGGACGATGACTTTAATTAACGGCTTCATCGTTCTTTTCCTTATTTTAACGCCAGTACCAGTTACTGGCACCTTATCAAGCTCCCTGCTTGATGTGTTTATTATATCCTATCTTGTATATAATATCAAGCATTTTTAAAAAATTTCCGCCTGTTGGGCGGTTTTTTATGCCCATCTTTTACCGCATATCTTTTAAATAATACCTTTTGTCTTAAAATATAGATATAATGATAAAATAATAGATAATTCTATTGACTATATTTATAGTTTTATCTATAATACACCCATCAAGACGGAACGACCGCTTGAATAACTATTTAACACCCCAGAAGCCCTACCGTGAGGGAGCCACACGGAGTTTAGTCGAACTTAGACGAACCAAATCTAAAATCGGACAAACAAAGCCCACACCACCGTGGCAGATAACGGAGTGAACCTGTTCCATTTTGGAAACAGTTAATCAGCCATTGGCAACTTGTAAGCATTACTGAACAGTTGCCAATCACGGATTAACTTTTAGGAGCATACTATGCTAAACATTGACAAAATCAGCCCAAGCCATGCAGTTGTCGTGCTAGATATATTAGATGAGTGCATTTGGGCGGAGCTAAGCTTGGAGCATGAATGCGAGCGGATGTGTGATGATGATTACACCCGTGAGTTTTTTTGGGACCAGTACCATCCCATCATTACCGACATACAGGGCATAGACGATGACGGGGAGTACTACCCCATGCCAGTTGAGATGGCGGAGATTATCAGAGGGTGCCTTGATTGTGATGAGTTTTACGATGGTTATCAAGCATGTTTTGATGACAATTTTAAATGGGGCAAGAAAACAGAGCGGTATTATTACAGTCCGTAAAATGTTAAAAAATGTTTGACAAGGTGGGAGGAATGGGGTATGATATGCCTACATCAGCAAAATCTGATGTCAGAATTGGCGTTCTGAATAATTACAGGCGATAATGCACGCCTAATAGCGTGTTTTTTATTGCACCAACCCTACAAAATTATGATGTAACTTTTAGTTACCCCATCTTATGATAGGGCTTGTGGGAGTATCGCAAGATACGCCGTTTTCCTGTAATTACGGTACGCCAATCCTGCAAGTCCTATCGCCCTAAATTGGCGGTTTTTAAAGTGATTTTGACAAAGTGTCATCATCGCTTTTTTTATTAAAAAATCTTTACAAGGCTATGGAGTTATGGTAGTATGTTCGTACTACCAAACTTACAGCGGTTATCCGCACCCGACAGCCTAGCGGTTTTTTTATGCCTTGCGTTCGCAAATTCCACGCATAAATCCATCTTGCCAGTTATGGCGGGTCGAGAGAACCTAATACAACACCCTTTGGGAAATAAGTTCCGCCGTCTGTAAGCGGTAGTTGAAGCCCGCCACCCTATGTGGCATTTATCAGCTAAACTTACAGGAGTTCAGCAATGAACAATCAAATCATCAACTTCACTTTTGAAGCTCAAACCGTCCGCACCGCCACTAACCCACAAGGCGAAATTTATTTTTGCTTGCCTGATGTGGCAAATGTGCTAGAAATTAGCCGTTCGTCAGACCTTTTGCAGGTTCAAAAGGATTTCGTTAAAAACGAAACCCCTAAAAAGCGTGGAATGCTAGACCCCAAGGGAGTGGCAAGACTTTCCACCCCCACCAAAGGTGGTACTCAACAAATTACCTTCATCTCCGAACCCAACCTTTACCGAGTGATTTTCCGCTCCAACAAAGCCGAAGCGGTCAAATTCCAAAACTGGGTATTTGATGAAGTTCTCCCAAGCATTCGCAAAAATGGCACATACACCACCAAATCCACCGCCCACGACCGCACACCCCTACGCCAAGCCGTAACCGCCCTATGTGGCAAACTTGGCATCATACACTCAGAAGCCTATGCACTGGTGCATCAGTACATGGGTGTTCATCATATTGATGAGATTGCCATGAGTGATTTGCCACGAGCGGTAGAGTATGTGCATCGTCTGATGATGGGACAGCCTGATCATGGTGAGCAAAACGCCTTTTGGCGAATGGTTGGGGTGCTAGAATATGACCGCATAAGCCGTGAGCTTACCGAGCTACAAGAAAGCCTAGATGAGACCTGTCGCCAGCTAAACCGCATTGTCAAAACCAAAGACTTGCTATACGACAGCCTAGGCGAACAACGCCATATCAGCCATGACCCTAACCTTGTGGCAAATGCCCAAGCATTCATTGACCGTCAAATGGCAATGAAAAAGAAAATCGGTCTAATCTCTTAATACCAACCCAAAACGCTTGCTTGTGCCTATTTTGGCATGAGTGGGCTTTTTGCACCCAAAATTTACGCATAAGGAGTAAGCCATGAGACTTATCGCAGAACTCGCCCCCAAGGGGCAAGAATGTAATGCCGTGCACGTCGAAGCGGACGTAACCGAGTATGACGAATACACGGTTATTCACACCGCTAAGCTGTGTTTTAATCGGTTTAGTGAAATCAGCCTAGATTTGGGTTTGGCAGAAAATCAAGATTTGATTAAAAAAGCGTTTAGCAAAAAATGTTATTTGCCACTGCTAGAACATGAAGTGGCAGGATATGAGCAAATTTTGGCAGAGGAGTATGTATGAAAATATCTGATTTGATGGGCGGGGCGATAGCATATATCGCCCTTGTGGTTATTACTTATCAGTGTATCTTTGGATGGGCAGAGCATACGGCAGATGATAACAGCCGTGTGGCACAAGCCCAAGCCGAAACAAGAACTTATATCAGCCATGCCGATAAGGTCATGATTGAGATGATGGAGCGTAAAGATGAATGAGACAGACTATTAAGACTGCTTAGACAGCTTGCCCCAAGAGATACAGGACGAGATGGAGAGCGACTACTACGAGTATGAACGCTATCTGTATGAGACAGGGCAAGCATTTGATGAATTGCCGTTTTAACCAAATCTGATTAACTTTTAGGAGCATTTTATGAACCTTTACCAAATCCAAGAAAACATCAGCGAGCGTTTAGAACGCTTGCAGGAACGCCTAGACAATGGCGAGCTACCACCGCCCGATGACAGCGAAGTGCAGGAGCTTTTGGGGCTAATTGAAGGCGATTTGGCGGACAAATTAGAAGCCTATCGTTATGTGGCACTCAACAAAAAAGCCCAAGAAAAATCCTACAAGGATGAAATCGCCAAGCTCCAACAGGGCAGAAAGTCAGTATCAAACAGCCTTGACCGCCTAGAAAATGCCATTCTTATGGCAATGAAAGCAAGCGGACAAAAGAAATTTGAATTTGCCACAGGTTCGGTGGCGATACACAAATCTCCCGAAAGCGTTCGCCTTGACATTGACCCAAAGCACCTACCGCCCGAATTTCAAAAAGTAACGGTGGAAGCAGATACCGCCGCCATTAAGAAGTTTTTAAAAGACGGTGGCGAGATTAAGGGCGTAACACTGGTGCAAGGCGAGCATTTAAGAATTAAATAACATTTTTTTTGCAAGGCTAGGAAGTCATGAGCCGAAAGGCGGTTATTTTTCATACCTTAGACCGCCCCGCCTTGCACCCTTTTTGTTTAAGGTATGATAAGACGAGGTATGAATTATGGCAATCGGTGTATTTGTGTTAGGTCATAGCGGAAGCGGTAAATCCTTTTCGCTTAAAAATTTAGACCCCAATAATGTTGGTTTTATCAATGTGGTTGGCAAGTTTTTACCCTTTCGAGGTGCAAATTTTCGCCAACTTGTCAGCGATGACCCTTTTTTGATTATTGAAACGCTAAGACGCAGTATTGCACCCATCATTGTGATTGATGATTTTCAATATTTGATGAGTAATAAGTTTATGCGTGATAGTGACATTAAAGGTTTTGACAAATACACGCAAAACGGAAAAAACATTTGGCAAATCCTAAATACAATCAACTATGAAATGAAGCCTTATCAGCGTGTTTATATCTTAAGTCATACTGATGAAGTGGACGGCAAAACCAAGCTAAAAACTATTGGTAAGTTGCTTGACGAGAAAATCACGCCTGAGGGCATGGTTGGCATCGTGCTACAAACACACATTGAGAACGGCAAGCACTTCTTTTTAACGCAAAACAATGGTTTTACAACCGTTAAAACCCCTTTCGAGATGTTTGATGATGAGCTTATCCCTAATGATTTAGAATTTGTGGATAATGCGATTTGCGAATATTACAACCTACCCAAAACCCTAGAACAGGAGCAATAAAATGAGCTATTTTTTCACACGCAACGACCAATCCGCCAAAAAAGCAGGCGGCTCAAGCCGACTATCCGCCCATGAATTTCATGTCGTAAAAATCACCCAAGCGTACTGGGGCGTATCACAAAATGGGGCTAAATTCATCAGTTTAAGCTTTGTGAACGCAAATAACGAAACAGCTGATGACATCAAGATTTATTTTGAAAATTCGCAAGGCGATCAGCTGTCAGGCTATCATCAGATTAACGCTATCTTAGCATTTAACAATATTGCAGGGCTAAATCAATCACAAGGCACCTACAAAGCCTATGATTTTGAAGCAGGTGGCGTGGTGGATAAGCAAGGTTTGATTGCCCCTGAGCTTATGGGTGCTTTTGTGGGAATTATCCTGTCAGAAAATCACTACAGCGGGCAAAATGGCATTAAGCACAATCTAAACCTATCAGCCGTGTATCACCACCAATCCACCCAAAATGCCAAGCAGTTTTTGGAAAACTTACCACCAGCACAAGGGCAAATTGAAGGCTCTATTGCCTATGCCAAAAAGTCATCTGAGAACAGTCGCGCCACCGCTGAGCATGAAGCAAACAAAAATAACGGCTATCAACGCCAATACCCACAAGGCATGATGGCAAGCCCATCAACAGCGATGCAAAGACCGCCTCAAAACGGACGGCAATATCAAGCCTCACAGGGCTATCCGCAGGGGCAACAATACCACCCACAGGGCAAGACAGTAATACCACCCACAGGTGTCGCTGATGATGTACCGTTTTAGGGGTTAAGAAAAAAATAACAGTAAAATCAATAAGTTAATACCACAAACTGCCCCCAATGTGGTTTGTGGTTAAACAAAACGGTGATAATCGCCATCAACAAAAGGTAAACACCATGAACATTGACAACCTAACCTTAGGTCAAATCAAACAAATCCAAGCCCTGCTTGGTAACGCAAGCACGCCAAACACTCAATCGCAAGACGGGCTAAATGCCATGCTTGGCAAAAAAGTCATCATCCGCACCTACTCAGCAGGGGTATGGTTCGGCGAATTAGAACAAAAGGCGGGCAATGAAGTCATCCTAAAAAACGCTCGCAGAATGTGGAAATGGTGGGCAAAAGAAGGTATCAGCCTATCTGCTTGTGCCTTATATGGCGTTAAGCATGACAACTCAAAAATCGTAGAGGCGGTGGAAAGTGTATGGCTTGAAGCCATTGAGATTATCCCATGCACTGATATTGCCATCAAATCAATGGAGGATGCCCCAAATGTCAAAGCTGAATAAACCAACCAATCATGGCAGTGGCTATGGCTATGGCAGTGGCTATGGCTATGGCGATGGCGATGGCGATGGCAGTGGCTATGGCGATGGCTATGGCAGTGGCTATGGCTATGGCGATGGCGATTAAATGATTTTCGGCAAGGTTAAGCAAGGTGGAAGTGTCTGCCGTGTGCAAGGTCGGAAAATCCGACCGCCTTGCCGTCTTTTTTAATTTTTTTAAGGAATTTGCTATGAGCAAAACCACCATTCACAAAATCCCTTTACAAGTTTTGTTGGCTAGTGTTATTTTTGTGCCAAGTAGTGATGTCCGCCCTTATTTGACTTATGTCAAGGTAGAAAAGGGCTATGTTGTAAGTACAAATGGGTATTGCTTATTTAAATGTGATATTGATGACTTGGATAAAGAGCTTGATTTGTTTATTCACCCGCATCAAATCAAATTGCTTTGCATTGGCGTTAAGGCAAAAGATAAAAAAGGCGATGTAACCATTGAAATTACAGAAAATGATGAAAAAAGTGTGGTTGTAATGCGATTTGATAAAAATGCCATCACTTTTGAGAATATCAAAGTTGGCAATTTTCCCAACCCGAACCGTGTTATCCCGTCAGATGACAATGTAACCAATGAAATGGTTACATTAAATTGGGATTATATGGCAAAAATGCAAAAAGCTGGAAAGATATTGGGTAATTTAACACCACCGTCAATCAAAAGCACAGGAAAAAATAAACCTGCTTTGATTGATTTTGGTGAAATCAAATTTAAGGCGGTTGGCTTGGTAATGCCAATCAAAGAATGGTAAAAAAGGCTTATTTTAAGAAAACGCACAAACTTAAAATAAGCCGTCCATTTAATTTAAGGAATTTGTTATGAGTGAAGTTAAATTTAAAGTTGGTGATTTGGTTTATTGTCCGTCAATATCCAGCGAGATTTTAAATATTAAAGTTTTACCAATTGATGTAATGGTTTTTGATATTACGCATTCTATTTCTAGAAATGATTGTGGATTTGTTAGTTATCTAAATAACGCTGCAATTGTCCGATTGGATAATGGGTGTTGTACGAAAACGCATTTTCAAAAGATAGTCCACGCCACCACCGAAAACCACAGGTTACTTTCAAAACTCTACCCCAATGTGGCATTTGAGCCACCGCCAAAGCGTAAAGAGCCGAGAGAGATTATTGAGGCGATGTTGGATAATAATTATCCGTTTGTGCTTTCTTCAAAAGAAAATTATGCTCTTTTTCTATGTAATGAGACAAATATCAATGAATTTAATCTTGATGATTATTTTATTGTCTCAAAAGAGACAGGACAATTTATTATTGATTTCGTTGATGGCGAAGTGGTTTTGGAGGATTGATTATGTTTATTGCAACTGCATTATATAAACAGCTAACCACAGAAGTGATGGGGTTAGAACAAAATATTTACTTGGCAAATAGTCAAAGACTAGGGTTTTTTCCAGTTTTTGAGGGTAAAAGATGAACCTAAATACCGCCAAAGCGTTGATTGATAAAATCGGACTAAACGAAGCAAAAAACATTGCTGAAAATGAGCCATCAAATGCGTTTATTTTTTTTGATTTTGGAAAATATCGCAACAGCATTCCCTGCCCGAAAAAATATTCGGTCAATACTATCAAGACAGCTTTGCAAATTGTTGAACAACACAACAATTCAATAAGCGATTTTGATGTTTTATTGGCTGAGATAAGAGAGTGTCGAATTAGAACACAAAATAGCGATGTTGTTTCCATGCTTGATTATCTTGAACACTTTGCAATCGGTTTAAAGGAGTAAAAAATAAAATGGCTAAATTAAATAATCCATACTCGGCAGTTGTCTTTTTATCGTTTTTCGTTAATGATTTTGAAAAAAGAAATTTTAAAATCCCAAACGGCAACAAAATGCGACACAATCCACGAAATAATAAGCGAACAAAATCAAAAAGGGGTAAAAAATGAACATTGAAACCGCACAAAAACTAATTGAAAATCTTGGTGGAACTGAAAAAGCCAAAGAGATTATCAAGAATTGCCCAAAAGAGTGTACCGTATATCGTGAAGCGATTGGCAATATTGTCATTAAAGAAATTCCCGTCGGGGTAATTGCAACAGCTTTGGCAGTCTTGGGGGTGGATTATGGACAACCTAAATATTTCTCAATCACTTATGACATGTCCAAACTATCCGATGATGAACAAAAAGCCGTGATTGCCGAAGCAAGCTCGCTTTTTCGCAGTCAAAAAGCGGTGTGTGCAGGGTGGGAAAACGATGGTGTTACTAATAACGGTTGGATTAGTGTTGATGATGCGTTGCCAACCCAATCTGACCAGTATTGGGTTGCTTATCGCCCAATCAGCAATTATAACCTTAATGAAAAAACAACAGAAATCTGTTATTGTACCGCACATTTTGACTCATATGACAAAATATGGAGCGTAAAAGACGAATTATTTTACACTCAAAGACGGTGCAAAGTTTTGTTTTGGCAACCCCTACCTAAGCCACCAAAGGAGTAATAAAAAATGAACAAAATAATTCAAAATCTAAAAGCAACCAATGAATTGTTGTTTTTTATTTGCAACAAAAACAATATCTCATTAGGTACACTATTAAATGATAATGGTGCTTGTATTCAAGATATTATTGATGACAATAATATCTTAATTAGTAGTGGTGGTTGGATTGATATTAAAGACGGTGGATTTGATGATGGGCAAGAAATCTTAATCACAGACGGCAAAGAAGTTTGGACTGATACTGTCATGTTTGATTGTTCAGATAATGACTATTACATTTATTTTGACGGTGGTTCAAACCCCGAAACTGTAACCCATTGGCAACCAAAGCCCGAACCACCAAAGGAGTAGTCATGTATGTCTATCCAAGAATAAAGGGCTATGCGATTAATGTGTGCGACCTGCCCCACTATATCAGCCCCTGTGTTAAGCATTATTATGTATTTTGTGCGTTTTGGCATAGGGTGAATTTCATGCCGTATCACGGGCTTTATGGGGCTTTAAAAGAATTTGTAGAAAAAGGAGTAATTGAGTGAACGAACGCCTAATCACAATTAAAGAAGTTGAGAAAATCATCGGCTTTAAAAAAGACTTTATTTATCGCAACATAAAAAAGAACAAATTTCCCAAGCAGGTCAATCTTGACCGCTCCGCCCGTTGGCGGTTGTCAGAAGTGCAAAAATGGGTTGAAAAACAAACCGAATCGGACAGTGCTACTTGAAGTCTGATGAAGTTTGTCTTATGATAGTGGGCGAGTATGGGGGCGTGGTGTTTTTGCTTTTGTAGTATGTATTGTAGTATGTACAAGTTTTCTACAAAATAAAGTTATTATAAAACAATGACTTATGCCACAAAACACCTTTTGACTGGAAAATGGTGGTTTAGCGTTTAATCCATTGATTTTATTTTAAGAAAATTGATAATTTATTCACATCAAGCAACACATAAAAAAATCCGTCATGACACCACATGACACCAAATGACGAATTTTGTGGTTTTTACAAATGATTTAATCACTTGTTTTGTTCAAATGCCAGATTTAGCGTGCCATCTTGATTGTTTTCGCTTGACTTTTGCTCATCTTGTGCCAATTTTTCTTTGGCAAGGCTGTCTTTGGCGATGACGGTATCATCTGCCTTAGTTGCTTTTTCATCTTTATCCACTGGGGTAACGGTCACTTTTACCAAACCCGCTGACAATGGAGCAAGCTGTTTGAAGGCATTTTTAGTCAGGTCAATACGCCCCACCTTACCAATACGGTCATTGACTTTACAAGTAATGGATTTGCCTGTTTTGCTATTGACCACTTTGACATGAGTGCCTAGCTTATATTGGTTGGACGCACAAGTCATGCCGTTATTGCTAAATACTTCGCCATTGGCAGTTTTACGACCATTAAATTTATCGGCATAATAAGACGCCGTGGTCGAATGGGCAGAAGCCTGCACGCCAATCAAGGCAGTTAGAACTAGGGCGGTGATGTTAAGTAAACACATAATGTCTCTTTATAAAATAATACAAAAGATGTTTTAACCATCTTTGATGTTAGTTCTCTATGGTTGAGAAATGAATAACGGTTTTAAAAAATATGAAAACCTGCCAAACAAAAAGAATGGCTAGGGTATGCTTGCCTTTTGTATTTGCAATGAAAATCAAGAAAAATCACCCGTTTTTCAAGGAAAAAGTGAAGTTTGATGGTCATTCTATCAAACGAGCTTTTATTATGAAAAACCAGATTTAGCCATTTTTCATGCAAAAACATTGTTTTATTTCTAAAACATTTCTATATTTTACCCCACTCTCAACTTAAAATCATCTCAAACCTTAAGGGTGGATTGCCAAGTTGTTTGTTGATTTGTACACAAAGACTGTGAGCTAAGAGTTTTCTAATAAAACGGTTGGACAGATGCCACAAGTCTCTTGCCTTGGTGGTTTGAACATTAAATCTTTGTGATAATTGAGAGATGACGGTTTCAATGGTTTTTCTTGTTCGTTTAAGATAAGACACAAAACCTTGACCTCTATCCTCTTTCATATTATCCCTAAGAGGTGTTTGTAGATCAACCCCCAACTTAGCAAGTTCCTCTTGTAATGCTTTGGATAAATAACCCTTATCCCCAAAGACCAAACTGGCTTGCCCTCCTTGCAAGGACTGTGTCAACTCAAACACTACCTGTCTGTCATCTGTATTGGCAGGTGTTAATGTGTAAGCAATCACTTGACCGTCTTGGTTTGTGAGTAAATGGGCTTTAAACCCAAAGTAGTGTTCGCTCTTACTGGCACAATAACCAAAGCTCCCAACCCCCTTAAAAGATTTGTGTCTTTTTGCTCTTTGATAGACACAGACAGGCAAAGGAAAGCTGTCAATCAAATAAGGCTTAGTGGGACGGCTGTCTTGATTGTCAAGAATACACAAAGAGCCAAGTACCTTCATCATTTTGTCTTTAACCCAAACCAAGTTGGCACAGTGTTTGGCAAAGTTTGGGTATGAGCCTAATTTGGGGAAATAGTGTTGATAGCAGTTTTTAAAGTAAGCCCAAATCTCCTTGTCAGTGTCAAAACCTAAACTTTCACCCACAAGCTCCATGGTGATGATTTCTGTGTCAGACAAGGCAGGCAAAAAGCCTTTGCTTCTTAGAGGTTTGGTTACAATATTTTGATACAAAGCCTCTACCAAAAGATAGACAACAATGATAAAATCATCATACGACAT